CCACAGCGGCCCGGACGGCTTCGCTGGGGGCGGTGGCGGCGGGGGCTTGACCCCCAGCCGCTGCAGCTCCGCCTCAAGCGCTGGCGGCAGCACGGGCGCGCTCGAACATCACGTCGGTGATGTGCTTGGTCACCATGTCGTGCGCCGCGTCGAGGCGGGCGTTGGTGCCCCGGAGGTCGAGGATGTGGTAGGCCGCGAGGCCCGACATCAGGTCGCTCTCGCTGGTGTGGTGGCCGCGCTCGGCCAGCCCGACGGCGAAGTGGTGGCCCAGCTCGCGCAGCTCCGCCAGCGCGTTGTCGAAGCTGATCATGGCGCTGCCGTTGACGCTCTTGTACATTTTGAATTTGGTCATGGTGTGGTCCTCCGGTTGGGTGGCCCCGGCTTATGCCGAGGCCTGCTTGATTGCGCGCTTTTCGGCGCGGGCGATGACGTTGGCGGCGTAGGCCTCAGCTTCGGCCAGCGTGCGGAACCGCTTGTAGCTGGCAACCGGCAGCGCGCCAAACTTGGCACCGTCGCGCAGGGCCTGCGGGTAGACGATGAAGCTTTCCTCGAGCAGCAGATCAAGGATGTTCAGCCTGCAAAGCCAAGGCGAGCCAGCGTCAATAACGTGGTACTCGCGGTCTATCGCGTAGCTGTGGCCGATCTCGCGGCCCTTGGCGTCGAATACGCCGAAGGCTGCGGAATGGCGGCGCACCTGCCTGCGGTCGGTTCTGGCGATGCGGGCGTACTGGGTGCCGTGACACTCGTCGCGGGCGTCGAGGGGGATCGCGTTGATGTCCATGGTGTGGTCCTCCGGTTTGCCGGGTCTGGAACTGCCCGGTACACCCCAGATATAAGATGCTGATCATCACCTGACAAGGGGGTTTGGGGGCTTGACGCAAAAAATTTGTGCCGCCAGAATGAAAAACGCCCCGCAGCCGGAGGAGCTGCGAGGCGCTAGGTAGAAGCGGAAGAGGCTTCTGGGAGGTGTGGCAACCATATACTGCGCCCGCTCCCGAGGTCAACACCACATGGAGCATAGGCATGACAATGAAGCAAGCAGCCGTCGATCTGGCCGACGGTGGTTTTTGGATATTTCCCTGCAAGGCGGGCACCAAGATCCCGGCGATCAGGGGCTACATGACGGCCAAGTGGACCGTCGAGCAGGTCGAGAGCTGGTGGTCGGACCACCCCAACGACAACATCGCAATGGTCCCGGCGCTTAACGATTTGGTCGTCGTCGATGTCGATCTGTACAAGGCAGAGTGCAACTGGGACCGGGGCGAGGATCTCGGCACCATGACCTCGCGCAGCGCGCGGGGCGGCATGCACTTCTTTTTCGACGCCGAGGCAGGCGAGCGATACCCCGGCAAATTCGGCGGATATGAGGCCGTCGATGTCAAGCACCGTGGTCTGGTGGTCCTGCCACCCTCGAGGTTCGAGGACGGTGCCTACTCGTGGGTCGATCAGGCGGGCACCGCGCCAGCGCCGGAGTGGCTGCCGATTAAGCGCGCCGCGTCGGTGTCGCCTGTCGACCAGCTCGCGCTCTTGGAGCGGGGTCTGGATGACCGGGTGCTGCGCGCCGTCGAGGCTGCAGCCAACCGGGTCGAGGATCGCGAGGACTGGGTCAAGGTCGGTCTGGGCCTGCATTTCGAGTATGCGGGCACCGCATTCGAGGCGCGGGCGCGGCAGGCGTGGATCGACTGGTGCCTGCGCTGGCAGGCTGGTGTCCCAGCCGGGGAGCTGGAGGCCGCCGCGATCAAGCTGTGGGACAGCGCAGCGCCGCCGGAGCAGGCCGTGGGGTCTGGCAATTACTGCAGCGGGGGCACCGTGCTGCACCTCGTGGGGGAGCCACGCAAGGAGCCTGCGGTGATCAAGTCAGATGGGCCGTTCCTCGAGATCGACGGCGACGACCTGCTGCGGCGCGACCTCGCCGACATCGACTACCTGATCGAGGACGTCCTGATCGCTGGCGGGCTGCACTCGTGGGCGGGGCCGTCTGGCGTCGGCAAGACGCGCTGGGTGTCGCTGCTCATCGCCTGCCTGATGACGGGCAGGACCGACGTCATGGGCCTGCCGCAGGCCACCCGCCCCGTGAGGACGATGTATTTCGCCAACGAAGAGCGGGCCGAGGACGTCGAGCGCCGCATTAAGGCCGCCATGCACGTCAATGGCCTGACCGGGGGCGTCAAGCCGCTGATCTGCGGCAAGGACGTGGGGACGCTGCGGCTGGTCGTGTCCGAGCGAGGGCAGGCGGTCAAGGACGAGCAGATGGTCGAGTGGATCTCGGGCCAGATCAAGCGGGCTGGCGTCGAGCTGGTGATCTTCGACCCGTTTAATACGCTGGGTGGCGAGGAGGAGAACAGCGCGGCGGCGGTGTCCGAGGTGATGGAGGCGCTGCGCGACATCAGCGCGCTGAGCGGCGCGGCGGTGGCGTTCATTCACCACACGCCGAAGGATCGGAGTGAGGCACCCGACGCCCTGCGCGGCGACAGCAATGCGTGGCGCGGTAGCGGTGCGATCTACTCTGCCTTGGACATGGGTTTCACACTCTTCCCGCTGCTGCCTGCGGCTGCCTCGAGCGGCAAGGACGCGAAGGTCAAGCGACGCGCGCTGGCTCGGCTGCAGCAGGCTGGTCGCTGCGGCAAGTACGTCGTGCAGGACACCGGCAAGGTCCGCGAGGGCGAGAGCCTCGGGCCGGTGGCCTACGAGTTTGTGGGCCACGCCGTCAGGGCCGGTGGCAAGCCGATAGGTGCGCTGCGTGCGGTGGCCGTGGACATGGCCGAGAAGGAGCTGGAGCTGGCCCTCGAGGGCGACGTTGAGCTGGCGTCTCAGGCGCTGGTGGCGGAGTGGGGCGGCGCGCTGATTGAGGCGCTGGGCGTGGGCGAGCACGCCACCTCGCTGGCCGAGATCGACCGCGTCATGCTCGACGCCTCGGCTGGGGGCTGGGATGGGCAGGACAAGCCGGTCACCACCCGAGGCCGGGGGAAGAGGCTGCTCGACCTCTTTGGGTCGCCTCGGGTCACGGCTGGGCACGTCGTGCAGGTCGAGCATCGGGCCGAGCGGAAGACGCAGAAAAAGATCGTCGTGACCGTAGCGGAGGCGCGGCGTTGAGCGCCGCATTTGGGGCGCAAACTAGGTGCAAGGTGCAAAGGGTGCATTGCACCTACACCAAGTTTATTCAATGTTTTCAATGGTTTAAATGGTGCAAGGTGCAGAAGGCTTGCACCTTATTTTCCGAGCAAAATCAATGGGTTACCACTAGGTGCAAGGTTACCCCCTAAAGGGGGCACCTATGGTGTTGCACCATGGTGCCCTTTGGGCTGCACCGGACGGTGTATTGACCAGCGAGAGAGAGCGCGGATAGGGTCGAGGTCGGGTGCCAATGTGGAGGTCGATCAGATGGGACGTGTGACGCTCGGTGTAGATCCGGGTCAGGCTGGGGGGCTGGCGGTGGTCGGCGTGGATCAGGTGATCCTCGACGCGCGCCGCATGCCGCTGCTCAGCGTGGGCGGCAAGAAGACGGTCGATGCCTACGAGCTGTCTCGGTGGCTGGCGCAGCACGACATCGAGCAGGCGGTGATCGAGGCGGTGCACGCGATGCCGAGGCAGGGGGTGACCTCGAGCTTCGCCTTCGGGCGCATGCTGGGGGCCGTGGAGGCCGTGGTCGGTTGTCTGGGGGTTCCGGTCCATTACGTCGCGCCTGCGCGCTGGAAGGGCGCTCTGAGGCTCTCCAGTGACAAGCGGGCGAGCCTCGATGCGTTCCGTCTGCGCTTCGGTGTCGAGGCGGCTGCCAAGTACACACCGAAGCTGGCCGACGAGGGGGTGGCCGAGGCCGCTCTGCTTGCGGCCTACCAGCAGGGTCAGGCGCATGACTGAGGTCTTCGAGGTCGATCTGTCCGACGTGGACGAGGACAACGTCGAGCACGCCTACCGTAACCTCAGCGCCATCGTGTACACGCTGCTCGAGTGCGAGGGCCTGACCGAGGCCGAGGTCGTCAGTGCCATCGGCGACGTGCTGCTGGACCTCAGCCATCCCGGCACGCACGGTCGGGTGCAGTGATTAGGCTCTGCCTAACCTGTTGCTTAGGCTCAGCCTAACCGCTCCGGCACGCACCGGCGTGGGCCACAAGCCCGCGCGGCGGGCGCGGAACGTGGTATCCTGATACCCCAAACGTCGGCGCTGCGGCGCAGCGGAATGCGGCGCTACTCGCCTGCAGCGTGCGCCGCTGAACCGCAGCGTAGCAATATCAATGGGTTAGCGGAGGCGCACAACTTATTAGTGTTAACATAATAACGGTTATGCGACTAACGCCGCATTGAGGTAGAGCCAGCAGCGGTCAGTCCTCGAGGCCCCCCCGCCCTCACTCCGGGGCGGGGCACGGTGGACTGAGACACCCCCTGAGACACGGACCCCCCCCGAAAAAATTTTGAGAGTGGAAAAAGGCTCAGGCGGCGCTTATACTCGCGTCGCACACGCACGCACGATGGAGGCCACATGCTGCGCAAAAAATTTTTCGAGGCAATGCTCCTGAAATTTGAGACCCACGCCGAGAGCTTGGGGATGGAGGGCGACGAGCTAATTTACCGGCACCTCGCCAACGGTGGAACGATCACCGCGCTGGCTAAGGACGCCGGGATCGAGCGGTCAACCATGAGCAAGCTCCTGACCATGCACCCGCCATACACCATCGCGCGCGACGAGGGCCGCAAGGATGGGGCGGAAGCGCTGGCCGACGACACGCGCGAGATCCTCGACAGCTTGGTGAGCAAGGAGGGCCTGACGTCGGCTGACGTATCGCTGGCGAAGGAGCGGGTCCAAAATCTCAAGTGGCACGCTGGGGTCAACAACCCGGACCGGTTTGGCAAGCAGGACCAGAAGGTCACGGTCAACATCGGGGAGCTGCACCTCGAGGCGCTGCGGAAGCCCATGCGGGTCATAAACGAGGTGGCGAAGGCGCTGCCCGATGAGTGAGGACAACCCGCTCAAAAAATTCGTGGAGACGTACCGGGACGACCCGGTGTCGTTTGTGCGCGACGTCTTGGGCGCGGAGCCGCTGTCGTATCAGGCGGAATTTTTAGAGGCCATCGCCAAGGGCGAGCGGCGGATCTCGATCAGGTCGGGCCACGGCACCGGCAAGTCAACGAGCGCGTCGTGGGCCATGCTGTGGTTCACGATCTTCCGGTTTCCAAACAAGGTGGTGGTCACCGCGCCGACCAGCGGGCAGCTCTTCGACGCCCTGTTCGCCGAGCTGAAGCGCTGGATCAATGAGCTGCCCGACCAGCTCAAGATGCTGCTGACGGTCAAGAGCGACCGAGTGGAATTGACGGCGGCACCGTCCGAGGCGTTTATCTCGGCCCGGACCAGCCGCGCGGAGACGCCGGAAGCGCTGGCTGGGGTGCACAGCGACAACGTCATGCTGGTCGTGGACGAGGCGTCGGGCGTGCCCGAGCAGGTGTTCGAGGCGGCGGCTGGCTCGATGTCAGGCCACAGTGCGGTGACGGTCATGCTGTCGAACCCGACAAGATCCAGCGGCACGTTTTTCGAGAGCCAAACCCGGCTGGCGGATAGCTGGTGGACCCGGCGGTGGTCCTGCGTCGACAGCCCGCTGGTGAGCGACGAGTTCGTCGAGGAGATGCGCCAGCGCTACGGCGAGGACAGCAACGCATTCCGCATCCGCGTCTTGGGCGAATTTCCGATGGCGGACGACGACACGGTGATCCCGTATCACCTAGCCGACGCCGCGCGACACCGCGACATCGAGCGCTCGCCGGAGGAAAAGCCAGTCTGGGCGCTGGACGTCGCGCGCTTCGGGAGCGACAGCACCGTCCTGCTCAAGCGGGCCGGGTCGGTCGTCTACGAGATCATGGTCTGGAACGGCGTCGATCTGATGGGCACTGTCGGGCGGGTCAAGGCCGAGTTTGACGCCCTGCCGTCGTCGAAGCGACCGCAGGTGATCCTCGTGGACAGCATCGGCCTCGGTGCCGGTGTGGTCGACCGCCTGCGCGAGCTGGGCGCGCCCGTGCGTGGCGTCAACGTGGCGGAGGCACCCAGCGCCAAGGGCACCTACACGAACCTGCGCAGCGAGCTGTGGTTCCGCGTCAAGGGCTGGCTCGAGGATCGCGGCTGCAAGCTGCCAGACAACGACCGCCTGATCGCGGAGCTGACGTCGGTGCGCTACCGCTACATGTCCAGCGGCAAGATGGCGGTGGAGAGTAAGGACGAGATGCGCAAGCGCGGCCTCAAGTCGCCAGACCTTGCCGACGCCCTGTGCCTGTCGCTGGCTGTGGACGACGCCGTGATGCTGGGCGGCTCGAAAATGCTGTCGTGGTCCGCGCCCCTGAGACGAAACTTGCGCGGCGTCGCTTGATCAAGTACCCTACCCGTGTCATGGTCTTCTCTGACGAAACCTCCCTGCCTCATGGCCGCGCCCAGTGCGCGGCCTTTTTTCTTGGCAAGATCTCTGCTATGCTGCCCGCGTCTAGACACGCGAGGATACCATGGGCGCACTCTTTGGGGGCAACGCTGACCGGCAGTGGGGCTACAAGATCGGCGACAAGATCGTGCCGCCATCCATTGACCGGATCGACGGCGGCGGACCCGGCAGGTCAGGCCCACGCTTTGAGGGCGGCGGCCTCCTGAGCGCCATCGGCAACGCCATGATGCGCCCCTACGGCTACCGCGATCGGCAGGCCGCCCTGCAGGCCGTGCGCCCCAACGCGCGCCCACAGGGCCTCCTACAGGTAGCGCCTGCGCCAGTTACTAAGCGGCGTCCAGACTACATCACGAACGAGGACCAAGCGATGAGGCAGCCATTGGGCACGTCGTATTACGAGGACCAAGTGATGAGGCAGCCACTGGGCACGTCGTATTACGAGGACCAAGTGATGAGGCAGCCACTGGGCACGTCGTATTACGAGGACCAAGTCATGGCGCAGGGGCTGCCGTCAAGGCTGCCTGCTGGCCTTCCGCGAGAGATTATCATGACGCCGGAAATGCACTCGTTTCTGCGGGCGCGCTTCCCTGAGCGCCAGCTATCTCCCATAGGCTCTCTTATGGACCCAAGCGAAATTTCCTCCATACGCAACCTGCGTGGCGCGTCGTATGACCGCCCTCGAGTGCCCGGAAGCGAGGGCGCGTTTCCTGCCGCAGGCACCCCAGCCGCCTCTCTGTCTGCAGCGGAAGACCCGCTCCTGACTTACATGCTTTCCGAGGGCGTCCCTGCAGATGTGGCACGCTCAATCGCTGCAGGTGAGGACGCGTTTCTTAGCGGCCCGGTGCGCCGACAATTTGAGACTGCGAATAGACTGGGGGTGAGAACTCTTACCATGCTGCGGAACAAGCGCTGATGGCTAAGCTGACACCATCTCAAAAGGCGCGGGCCAAGGCCATGTCAAAGCGGCGCGGCGTCAAGTATCCGAATGCGTGGTCGAACCTCGCAGTGGCGAAGGGAAAGTCCGGTGCGAAAAAAGCAAAGTCCAAGTAAGAAGTACGCCGACGGCACGACGTACAAGGACAGCGAGGGCAAGACGCACAAGCGCGTCTCGCACCCCGGCACGAAGCGCGGCGACGCTTACTGCGCGCGGACGGTGAGCCAGAAGCGCACCGCTAAGGTTAAGGTCCGGCGCAAGGCGTGGGGCTGCAAGGGACAGAAATCGGTGGGATGAAGAGATGGCTGGACTGCTTGGAAAGATAAAGAGGGCTGGTGAGCTGGCTGCGGATGTCTCCGGCGCGGTGCCACCGGCGGCTGCTCGTCGAGTGTCGGAGGGCCAGCGCATCACTGGCATCGAGCTGCCACCTGCGCGCGTACCCGGCGCTGATCCTAGATTTGGCCCCACAGGCCGCATATCCACCCGCCAACCCGGAGGGGCTAATCCAGACGCAGATCCGTTGTCTGGCGCGCTGACTATCGGCCAATCCGACATAGAGCGGGCTGGCACGCTCGGCAAAAACATGGAGTTTATCGCAAGGCAGCCCGGATACGAGTGGCTTCGAGACTTGCCACCGGACGAGGCCGCTACCCTCTACAATGATTTCCAAAAGGAAAACATCCGCTTCGTGATGGATAAACTTCCCCCTGAGTTTCAAAATCGGGCCAAGCTCTGGTACGTCGGGGCAAACCGGTTTTCGGAGGAGCTTGCGTCGCGCTACGGAGTGCCTCGCGCCTCGATGTCGGGCGTCATTGCGGCGCTATCGCCGCAGATGGATTGGTTCAAAAACGCCTCTCTGGCCGAGCGCGTAGCAGACGCCGCAATTGCCAATCGCAACCACCCGTGGACGTCAGAAATGACTGCGGTGGCACAAAAGTATCCGGCCTTTATTCAAGGGAGGCGCGGTAAAAACGCCGAGCTGTGGGAACAAATCCAAGGCAAGTCATACTCTGAGCTGGAGACGGTGCCGCAAAAAGCTATGTGGGTGCGTGCGTTCAGCGAGGCTTACCACCCCAAGCGTTACCGATCTCTGACCCCTGAAGGCGACCTCGGCGACTTTGTGCTGACCCAAAAAGGCAAGCCAGCAGACATTTCTTTTGGCGGCTTTAACGAGTTGGAGAAGGCGGTCACCGCTCTTGAAAGCGGCGGCGACTTTGCCACCATCTCTGGGGCAATGGGCGACAAGCACAAGGTGCGCAACTTCTTCAACAACATTGAAGTTCCGTTTAGCGACATGGGCGACATCACCGTCGATACGCACGCCATCGCTGTTGGAAACATGCGCCCGCTTGCAGGCGGCGACCCCCTTGCCATACAGGGGCTGGGAGGGATGTTCGAAAGTGTCCCTACCGGAGCGCGAGGGAACTACGGTCAACAGGCCGACAACTACCGCGCTGTGGCTCAAGAATACGGATATTTGCCGCGAGAGACGCAGTCGATTACTTGGGAAGGCATACGCGGCCTGTTCACGAATAAGTCAGCTAAAGCGAAGCAGAATGCGGAGGCAATCTGGCAGGCGCATGCTCGTGGGGATCTTACGCAGCAGCAGGCCCTCAACATGCTTGAAGAGCAGGCTGGCGGATTTACCATGCCCGGATGGTTCAGCGAACCAAACCCACGCCGCAGCATCGCCAGCGGCGGGCGTACTATGTATGGGGTTCCCGCAGCAGGGTTGCTCGGCGCTATGAGTATGCAGCCGGAGGAAGACCCATACGCGCAACCCGGCGGCATGTCGTTACTAGGGAGGTTTTGATGGCAGACGGTATCATCACTTATGTAGACGGCGTTGCCATGCTGGTTACACCAGATGGGAACGAGTACCGCTGGTCCGACGTCCAGCGCTACAACAATCCCGGCATGGACTTTGACGACGTCACCGGCGAGCCGCTGATGATGCTGCCGACGATCTCGGACACGCCCACCACTACGCCGAGCCGCAGCTTGGGGAGCCGCGTGGGCAACGAGGACATCGACGCCGGTCTCGCCATGATGACCGACGCCGACGCCTCCCTGTACAACCTCCTCGACCCCTCCGGGCGCTACTCCAACACGCTGCTTGGCCGGGTCAACCGCGCCGCCCTCAGCCCTCTGGACATCCTGCTGGGCGGCCTCACGGCAGGCAGCGGGGCGCTGTCAAAGGGCATGGGCTACGCCTCGGATGCTCTGGGGCTTGGCCTGCAGCCCGGAGACATCCCAGACGCCGAGGAGATGGGGCAGATCGCCGACGCCCTCTACGCCCTGCCTGCGTCCCGCATGCTCGGCGCTGCCAGCGAGGCTGGCGGGCGTGCGGCGGCTATAGAGCGCATGCGTCGTCGTGGCGGCCCGGAACCTCTCGGGTCAGCCGCTGCTGATGCGTACATGCTAGGCGATCGCTTGGTTCCGGCGTCGTCGTATCGCACAGAGACGCCCGGACGCCCGTCTCAAGTGATGCTTCCGGGCGGCGCGCGCTTCGACGCCAAGCCGATTAACCCCATCGAGCAAGCCGCGCTGGAGTACATGCAGCGACGCGGTATGGACACCACCCCGATGGGGGAATACCCAGAATTCAGCGAGCAGCGCGCCCGCATGATCGCTGCCGCCTATGACCAGATGCTCGACGATCCCGGCAACCCGGCGGTCAAGCGGGCTTATGACGCCATGGTTCAGGAGACGCTTGACCAATACAACGCTCTCAAAAACAGCGGCATCGAGTTCAAGTTCCTGCGTGAGGGCATGCGCGACCCATATGAGGCAAGCCCTGCCTTGGGCTATCAAGACTTGGTCGAAAACGGTCGCTTGTATGTGTTTCCCACCGACTTTGGCTATGGAGCAGATGTCGGGTCCGATTACTTTGACCCGCGCACCAACCCACTCTTAACGCGGGTCGGCAGGATCGGAGACAAGGACGACGCTGTCGCTAATGACGCCTTCCGAGCGGTGCATGACGCCTACGGGCACTTTGGTCCGGGCAACCCGTTTTTCCGGCATAAAGGCGAGGAGCGAGCGTTTTTGGAGCATTCCCGCATGTACTCGCCTGAAGCTCGCGGGGCGATGACTTCCGAAACACGCGGGCAAAACAGTTGGTTAAACTTCGGCCCTTATGGCGATGCCAACAGGAAGGCAAACGTCGGAGATACCGTGTTCGCAGAGCAAAAAATCGGCGCCATGCCATCGTGGTCTCAAGATCCTTATGGCATGCCGCCAGAAGACGAAATTCAAAGCATTTTGGAGTACATCGACCGATGGTCAAAAAAGAACCCGTAAAGCCCGGTGGTTTGGGCCACCGCCCTTTCGGCAAGTGGGCCGATGCTGAAGACCGTGAGGAGAGCCAGTCTGATGCCTCTACGCAAAGGATCGTCAAGGAAAACAATCTCTGCTAATATCCGCACAGAGATCAAGGCGGGCAAGCCGCAGAAGCAGGCTGTCGCCATCGCGCTGAGCAAGGCACGAAAGGGGAAGAAGAAATGAAGAAGCCGACGAAAAAGGTTACCGCGTTCAAGCCATGCCGTGGCTGCCCGACCCCAGCGAAATGCAAGGCCGCCAAGCGCTGCCTTAAAAAGGCGAAAGCCTACTAACCTGAAGGAGCGCCGCAATGGCCATATCAACTTATGGAGAGCTGAAGACTACTATTGCGGACTGGCTCAACCGCGCAGATCTGGATCAGCAGATCCCAGATTTTATTCGGCTGGCCGAGACGTCGATGAACGACGTTCTGCGGTCGTCGTTTATGGTGTCCACCACCACGGTGACCACAAGCACCTCAGAGGTCGCGCTACCCACTGACGCCCTCGAGCTGGTTTATGTGCAGGTCAGCGGCAGCGACAGCGCGCCGCTCGAGCAGGTGTCTCCGCAGCAGCTCATTACGCTGCGCCGCGCCCGCCTGCGCACTGCGGGCACGCCTAAGTTCTTCGCCATTGTCGGGCGCAAGATTATGCTCGCCCCGGCCCCAGCGTCGAGCACCACCATCGCGCTCGAATACTACGCCAAGATCCCGGCGCTCAGCGCAGGCGCGGACAGCGGCAGCAACTGGCTGCTGGACGAGGCACCGCACATCTACCTCTACGGCGCACTCATGCATGCGTCGCCGTTCCTCATGGACGACGCCCGCGCGCAGGTCATGCAAAGCTCCGTGGCGACGCAGATCCAGCAGGCCGTGCGATCCTCGCAAACGCTGTCGTTTGATGACCTCAAGAAGGCCGGGTTCTCTATGGCGTCCCCGGCGGACAATCAGTCTCAATTTGGTGAGACCCCTGACGGTGTGATCGGCTAATGTCTCTCGCAAGCTACAGCGACCTCTTGGTCACGATTGAAAACTGGCTGAATGCTCCCGCCGTCGCGCAGGACATTCCGACGTTTGTCACTCTGGCAGAGGCTCAGGCAAACCGCGACATCCGCCACTGGCGGATGGAGCAGCGGTCTACAGCCACTCTGGACAGCCAGTATAGCTCGCTGCCCACGGACTGGCTGGAGACGCTGTCGCTGAGCTTGGACAACCAGCGCCTCGAGTACGTCAGCCGTGACAACATCCTCGAGATGGCCGAGAAGACCAACAGCTACACAGGCACCACCAAATACTACACACTGGTCGGGGGCGAATTTGAGTTCTACCCCCGACCAGCAACCAGCTCGACAATGACGCTGGTCTATCGGCAAAAGCTACCGAGGCTATCTACCGACCAGCAGACCAACTGGCTGCTCCAGACCTTCCCGGAGGTGTACCTGTACGGCTCGCTCATGCACAGCGCGCCTTACCTGCAGGAAGACGCTCGCGTGCCCGTGTGGTCGCAGCTATACTCGCAGGCAGTGCAGCAGGTGAACGCCGATGGGGCGCGGGCTAAGGCTGGCGGCAGCAACATGCGCTTGAAAGTGAAAGGGCTAAGCTAATGGCTACCTTTAGCTACACACTACCAACCGTCTCAGGGTCGGAAAACACATGGGGCACGACGCTGAACGCCAACTGGACGTCGCTCGGTACGTTTCTCGGGGCGCTGGACAGTGCGGAGTTGGCGGTCCTAGACGGGATCACTAGCACGACCGCCGAGCTTAACCTCCTGACTGGGCTGACCGACAGCCTGAGCGGCCTGACCGCGACCGCCGCTGAATTGAACCTGCTGGACGGGGCAACAGTCACGACCGCCGAGATCAACATTCTGGATGGCGGCACCGCAGCCACAGCCACCACGCTTGTGGACGCGGATCGTCTTGTCGCAAATGATGGCGGCACGATGGTGCAGGTCGCGCTGACCGACATCAGCACCTATGCGTTCACCGCCCTGTCCATTGATGAAGACGATATGGTGTCGGACAGCGCATCCAAGCTGCCGACACAGCAGAGCGTTAAGGCGTATGTTGACGCCACTGTAGCGGCATCCACATCGGTGGGCGTCGGCCAAACTTGGCAGGATGTGTCGGCCTCGCGCGCTATCGGCACCAGCTACCAGAACACTGCTGGTCGGGCGATTATGGTCAATGTGTGCGGGGCGTCCTCTGGCTCGCAATACCTAGAGGTATCCACCGACGGCACAACGTGGGTGCAGGTGGCGGAAAGTAGCAAGAACGGCGGCGATACTCACCGGGCCACCTTGAGTGCGATAATACCGGATACCCATTATTACCGATATACTGGCGCAAGTAGTATTACCGTGTGGGCGGAGTTGCGCTGAAGATGCCGCTGATCCCTCTCGACATCCCTCCCGGCTTCGTCCGAAACGGCACCGACCTGCAGTCCTCTGGCCGGTGGCGGGATGGCAGCCTTGTGCGCTGGCGCGAGGGCAGCATGCGCCCCATCGGCGGCTGGAGCGAGCGGATCGCCAGCATGTTCTCTGCCACGCCCCGAGGCATGCACACATGGCAGGCTCTTAACGGCAGCCGCTGGATCGCAGGCGGCACATATAACAGCCTGAAGGCGGCCACGGCTGGCGGAACCGTCTACGACATCACGCCCACCGGCCTGACGGCTGGGCTAGAAGACGCCGCGCTGGCTACGGGCTACGGCAGCGGTTTTTACGGCACCGGCAGCTACGGCGTGGCGCGCAGCAGCACCGGCACATATTCCGAGGCGACCACTTGGGATTTGGACAACTGGGGCGAATATTTGGTTGCGTGTAGCAGCGCGGACGGAAAGCTGTATGAATGGCAGCTTGGTGTGGCTCCAAGCGTGACGCCCGCCGCAGCTATTACTAACGCTCCCACATCCTGCAGCGGCTTGCTGGTCACCGAGGAACGCATTTTGTTTGCACTAGGTGCTGGCGGCAATCCGCGCCGGATCGCTTGGTGCGACCAAGAAAACAACACCCAGTGGACCGCCGCCGCTACAAACCAAGCGGGCGACATTGAGCTGCAAACCGCTGGGCAGATTATGGCGGCAGTGCGCACTACGGGTCAGACGCTTATTCTGACCGACATCGACGCGCACCGGGCGACGTATCAGGGGCCGCCGTTCATATACGGATTTGAGCGGGTCGGCCAAGCGTGCGGCATGATAGCCCGCAAGGCCGTAGCATCGACCGACGCTGGGGTGTTCTGGATGGGGCAAAAAGGCTTCTTTCGGTTCGATGGTTCTAGCGTTCAGGAGCTGCCATGCTCGGTGTCTGATCATGTGTTTCTGGATATAAGCACCGACCAGATCAGCAAGGCGTGGGCGGTGTCCAACGGTCAGAACGGCGAGGTCTGGTGGTTCTACGTCAGCGGAGCGTCATCGGACGGCGAGATCGACAGCTATGTCGCCTACGATTACAAAGAGAACCACTGGCTGATCGGTAAAATGGCGCGCACGGCGGGCATTGACCGTGGGGTGTTCAAGCAGCCCCTATTTGCCTCTGCAGCGGGCGCTGTTTACGACCACGAGACGGGCTACAGCTATGGTGGCCAAGAGGTTTACGCGGAAAGCGGCCCCGTGCGTATGGGTACCGGGGAGACGCTGTTTCATGCCCTGCGCCTGCTCCCAGACGAGCTGACGCAGGGCAGCGTGACGGCGACTTTCAAGGCGCGAAACTATCCGAATACCAACCTCAATTCGGACAGCCTAGAGCGCACCTACGGGCCGTTCAGCATGGCTAACCCGACCGACATCCGGTTCTCTGGGCGGCAGCTACGCATGCGCGTGACGTCAACCGGCATCGGGGCGTGGCGGTGGGGCGTCCCCAGCATTGACTTGGTACAGGCGGGTAAGCGGTGACGACACCAATCATCCCCCAGCCAGTCGGCGAGGACTGGAAAGCGTGGGGCGGCAGGCTCGTGCGCTACATGCTGCGCGAGCGACCGCGCCTGCAATTCAAGACCGCCGACAGCAACCCGTCCGAGAACGGCATCATCCTTTGGGACGAGGTCAACGGCTACCCGGTCGTGTCCAAGAACGGCGAGTGGGTTCAGGTTGTACTTGAGGATGGAAATTATAGCGGAGGTATAACGTCCAACCAAACCGCTGCGGCTGCCGACACCGCCTACGCCCTGACCTATACGGCCAGTGTGTCCAACGGGATCACAAATGGCACGCCCGCCTCGCGGCTGGTCTTCGCCGAGGGCGGAGAATACATGGTGTCATTCTCCGCACAAATTGCGTCCACATCGGCCAGCACCGTGAATTTTTGGTTCTGGCCTCGCGTCAACGGCTCTGACGTGGCCGGTTCGACCATGAAGAACGCCCTGCACCAGAACGGAGCGGTGCTGGTTGTTAGCCGGTCGGCTATCTTCAATTTCAACGCTGGAGACTATCTGGAGGCCATGTGGGCGGTGGATAGCACGTCTGGCTACTTAGACGCCTCTGCCGCCACGGCCTTCGCCCCAGCGGCCCCTGCGTCTACGATTGCGATCACGAGGCTGCACGGCTGATGGAGCGCTGGAGGGAACACATTGATCGGGCTTTGGCGCACTCTGGCGGCACGCACACCTTCGAGGACGTGTACGAGAGCGTCCTTCTCGGGCACATGCAGTTGTGGGAGAACGGCGACAGCATGGCAATTACGGAGATTGTAGTGTATCCTCGCAAGAAGACGCTGCACATCTTCCTCGCCAGCGGCACCATGGATGGCGTACAGGCCATGCTGCAATCGGCTGAGGAGTGGGGCAAGCTGCAGGGCTGCGAGGCCATCACATTCGCCGGCCGCAAGGGCTGGCGTAAGGTTATGAACAAGAGGGGTTTCCGCGAAACCCTGACTGTAATGGAAAAGGGGCTGTAACATGGCAGGCGGCGGCGGTAAGGGCGGCAAGCAGACAACCAAGGTCGAGATCCCAAAGTGGCTGGAGCGCGCCGCGCAGCAAAATCTGGCGCGTGCGGACGAGATCGCAACTCTTGGGTACGTCCCGCGCTTCGGCCCAGAGGTCGCGGCGTTTAGCCCCATGCAGCAGGCGGCCTTCGCAAACACCGGGCAGGCGGCGGCGGCCTTCGGCCTACCGGGCGGCGGCATGACCGGCATGGAGGGCATGCCCGCGCCTACTCAGTTTGCCGGGGGCGTTCAGGGCTACAGCAGCACTCCTCTTTACAACGAAATGTTGTCGGCTCTGCAAGCCAACGCTCCGGGGCAGTACGACTTTATCCGGGGGATGTTTATCGACCCGACAACCGGCGCGGGGCCGCGCAACCCATTCGCGCCGCTCACTGGCGGCGTGTCGGCATACGGCGGAGCCGGGGGCTTCGGCGGCGCTGACGGATCTGGCAGCAACAACCCCTTCAACCGCGACGACCCCTATTTTGACGGCGGCTATTGGGAAAACCGCGCCAATGGCGTCGGCACATCCAGCGGCGGCGGGTTCTATGACGGACTGAGAGACATAAGCGGAGACGGCACCGTCAACTTTGGCGACACCTATATGGGAGACTTGCTCGGCTTTGACGGGTCGTTTGGCATTGGAGAAGGAAACCCCGGAATGGCCTCATCAATAGGTGGCGGTCGTCGGGGCGAAGGGGAGGCCTAAGATGGCGGGACCAGCAAACCCACAGGACACGCAGGCGGCGCAGAACGTCTACCAGCAGTCAGCCGGTGCCTACCAAGGCGCGCTCGGCGCGACTGGGGCGGCCATGGCTGGCCCGCAGATCGGCCGGTTTATGAACCCATACACGCAGGCGGTCACCCAGCGCACGCTGGCGGATCTCGAAACCCAGCGGCAGACGCAGGCGATGAACACCGCCGCGCAGGCGCGGCGAGCCGGGGCTTTCGGCGGGTCACGCCACGGGGTGGCGGAGAGCCTAACTAACCAAGCCTTCGCAAAGCAGGCCGCCGACACTGCGGCTAACCTTAACATGCAGGGCTTCAACACCGCTCTGGGCGCGGCGCAGGGCCAGCAAAACCTGATGATGCAGGGCGCTTCCCAGCTTGGGAACCTCGCCAACCTCGGCTTCGGCTTCGGGCAGCAGATCAGCGGCCAGCAGAGCCAGCAGGGCGCGCTACAGCAGGCGCTTATGCAGCAGCTCATCAACGCGGCGCAGAACCAATACAGCGGCTTCACGGGCGCGCCACAGCAGGCGTTGACGCTGCCGATGGCGGCGCTGGGTGCGGCGAACATGGGCCAGCAGACGCAGACGACGACGCAGAACCCCGGCTTGCTGGGTACGCTCGGCACGATCATCGGCGCATTCGCGGGGCTGTAAATGGATCTGCGTCAAATAGCATCGGAGGCGGCAAGCCGCTACGGCATCCCTGAGGAGCTGTTTTTCAGCCTAATCCAGCAGGAGAGTAGCTGGAAGCCAGACGTGGTGTCCTCTGCCGGTGCTATCGGTCCTGCGCAACTTATGCCGGGAACTGCTAAGCAGCTTGGCGTCGACCCATATGATCCAAAGCAAAACATCTTTGGCGGAGCGCAATACCTACGCCAGCAGTACGACACGTTTGGGCAGTGGCCTCTGGCTTTGGCTGCATATAACGCAGGTCCGGGAGCTGTTCAAAAGTATGGTGGCATCCCGCCCTATAAGGAGACGCAGGCTTACGTCCCAAAAGTTTTGGGTCGCACAAGCATGGGGACAGGGGGCATACCTTTGCCGAGCCAGCCCCGCATATCTACACAAGGAGCAGCACCCATGGACGCCCAGCAAGCACCCCAGCAGCCGCGCGGGCTGCTTGGCCTGTTCGGCCCCCGCGAGGACGACCCCCGGTCGCCCGCCGAGCGTCGGCGCGACATCCTGTCGAACCTCGCCATCGGTCTGAGCGGCCTGTCGATGTTCCCCAACACGGCGATGATTAACGCTTTGCAGGGCGGCATCCAAGAGCGCCGGGAGACGCGCAAGGAATTGCTGGCGGCGGAGAAGGCGCTGCAGAGCAAGTCACGCACTGTCGAGTGGCTGCGGTCTCCGGGCGTGAACCGGCCTGATTTAGCGGCTGCGGTGGAGGCTGGCGCGCTGGGCGGACAGGACGCTGCGGCGCTGGCTCTTTCGAAACCTAAAGACGACCGCACCGCACTGATCAAAAACTATGAGTACGCCAAGCAGTCTGGCTATCCGGGCAGCTTTGACGAGTTTTTGCGTTCCGGTGGCGGCGGTGGAAGCGTTGTCAACGTGGGCACCGGAGCTGACGAAAGCGCGCTTCA